ATTAAAGTAGTTACTAAAGGCAATTGGCTAATACACGATGCTATGATAATGAACGACATTTATGCATTTCAAAATCTGCATTGTTGGGACACAATGAAATTTGCATGGCATAAAAATTTTACTACATATTTTGCAGACAGCAATGTAGCCAAAACGTTTATTAAAAAATTTAAAGACAGTATTATTAGTGTAGAAGGTGTACGTTCACCAGAAGAATATAATGTAGTTATTTCTGACACTAAATTATTAAGGCGTCAACTATTTTTTAATAAATATAGATACATGACATATAAGATTATGCCGTCAGATAAGTTTTACGATAAGGTACAAAATCTTAATATGGATGCTAGGATATCCACTACTAAAGATAGATGGAAAACCACAATTTACATGAGCAACAAAAAAGATGTTGCCAAACTACAACTATCACTTGGTAAAACAGAGCAGATATATAAAGTTGTAACACTAGAGGAATTATAAATGGGATTATTTGGAAGAGACACAAAATTAGATAGAGAAGCAGTTTTTGAGCAACTTAAAATAGACGAAGGAGTAGTCAATGAAGTCTACCTCGACCACTTGGGATACCCAACTTTTGGAGTGGGCCATTTGGTCCTCGACACCGATCCAGAGAATGGAGCAGAAGTTGGAACACCCGTATCAGAAGAACGTGTTAAAGAATGTTTTGAAAAAGACCTTGACACAGCAATATCTGAATGTGAGTTATTATACGAAGAAGGGGTATTTGGAGACTTACCAGACGAAGTCCAGCAAATCTTGGTTAATATGATGTTCAACATGGGTAGAACTAGACTAAGCAAGTTTAAGAAAATGCATGCCGCAATCATCAAGGAAGACTGGAAAACTGCCGCAATAGAAGGTAGAGATTCAAGATGGTACAAACAAGTGACTAACCGTGCTGAAAGGCTGATGACTCGACTCGAACAAGTTTAACAACATTCTCATAAGTGCCTTATTGAGATAAATACAATTGAGGCTACTTATGAGAAGAACATTAGAAATGCTAGGAAACTCAAGTGATAATATGAGTTTAACTGGCGAAAAAATCAAAGCAGATAGTTATTTCGGTTATACGGACGGTATTCATTCCGTTAGTGTAAAGTTAAATGCTTTTGTGGGCAAGATTAAACTACAAGGCACACTATCTTTAACGCCAGAATCAGCCGATTGGGGCGATATTAAACTTATAGAAAAAGCATCTGCAACCACAGGCACAGAAATTCACACATTTAAAGGTAATTATGTATACCTAAGAGCCGTTCTTGATAGAGCAGGAGTCGGCGATGGCAGTACATACGACTTATCATACGGTAGTATCTCACAAATTTTATTAAGCAATTAAATCAACTTTGTTGATAAATACATTATAATTGCAATTAGAATAGGAATACTATGCCAAATGTAACAGGAGATAATTTAACTTTTAATATAGACGGGATCACCGATAATCAGATCCTAGTTTACGATTCTACGCAAGGAATTTTTGTAGCACAAGATAGTGTTTCTGCAGATGCAAACGCCGCCGTTACAGGTGGTAGCAATGTAGGTGCTTCTGGAATAGGCTTATTCTCAGCAAAAGACGGTTCGCAATTAAACTTTAAAAAGATTCAAGGTTCCGGTGCAACTACTGTAACTGAATCTGCAAACGTTATTACTGTTTCTTCAACAGCATATACACTACCAACACCATTAAGCATTCACAATGTGAATGGCAATACAAATATCTTCTCAGGTAGAAACTTTGGTGATAATGCTAATATCACAGCATACGCAGGTGTATTTAATAACGCAAACTATCCTACTAACAGCCAAAGTGCAGGGTTTGATGCTAAAACAAGATTTGTTATTAGTTCAAACGATGCCGCAGATGTAGAACTCAGTTCACAACATAGTTTATTATTACAAACAAAAAGCAGTGATGGTCATATTGAAGTTAGAAGTGCAAACAGTACTGTATTTTATGTAGGTAGTGCAAGTAGCACAACACCTGCATTAAAGATAAACCAAAATAGAAGTTTAACAGTTGCAAATGTATTTACATTACCAACTTCAGATGGTACAAACGGGCAAGTACTTGTAACCAATGGTTCAGGTGCAGTTAGTTGGACTACTCTAAATACAGGTGGTATAAGTCCAAGTCAACTTAGTGCCAACTTAGCAAATTATATACCTAAAAATGCTACTAGTATGCCAGATATCACAATGTCATATGACATTGGTAACAGCAATTACAAATATCTTAACATTTATGCTAATAGATTTAGAGGTACAGCAGACTCGGCCGTTAATTTAGTTGATGGCGGAATAACTGTAACAGCGGCAACATTAGCAAATGCAGTTATTAAAACAAATAATTTAAGTGACTTACCAAATGCCGCAACAGCAAGAACAAATTTAGGTGTTTACAGCAAAGCAGAAGTTGATGCCAATATTGCATCAGCACAATTACAAAATGCTATAAGCACAGTTACTAGTGTGGGTTCAGCAAACACAATCAGTGCCGCAAGTGCCACCCACGCAATTAGATTTGAGGGTGGAACAGGCATTGGTATAAATCAATATACTGCGAACAATACTATACAGATTTCAAAAACAGATGCTGTCACAGGCGTATTTAAAAACGTTAGTGCAGATGGCACACTTATTATTGCAGACAATAATAATGATACACTTAATTTAGTTAGCGGTAGCAATGTTAGTTTTACTGCTAACCCAGGAACAGATACAATTACAATAGATGCTACACTTAACGACAGTAGCATTGACAAGTATACTAAAGCAGAAGTTAATACAGCAGTTAGTTCTAATATATCTGCATTAAGATTTTATAAAACTTTTGTAGGTGACACTGGTTCAACAGATGCCAGTGCCAAAGACGATACATTTAATATTGTCGGTGGAACAAATATTTCTACTTCATTATCTGGTGATACATTAACAATCAATCAAGTTAGTGTACAAGACGGTGTATTTAAAAATATTGCAGTAGCAGGTCAAAATACAATAATAGCAGAAAACAATAATGATACATTAAACATTACGGCAGGTAGTGGTATTTCTATAACATCTGATGCTAACAATGATACAATTACAATTTCTAACACAGGTGCAGGTGGTGGTGGCGGTAGTGTCAGCGAAGCATTTAAAACTGTAAGTGTACAAGGTGGTAATAGTGTTGTAGCAAATGTAGCCGCAGACCAATTAACATTTATTGCAGGTGCTAATGCAACAATATCAGCAGATGGCAATGCACAAACAATTACAATCGATGCTACTGGGGGCGGTGGTGCAGGAGTTAAGGGTGAAACTGGAGCAACTGGACCTGCAGGTAGTGACGGAGCAAAAGGTCAAAAAGGCGAAGTAGGAGATGCAGGCGCAACAGGAGCCACTGGACCGCAAGGTGCTATAGGTAACACCGGTCCAGCAGGTGCCAATGGAGACAAAGGATCAAAAGGAGACCAAGGAGCACAAGGTGTTGCTGGAAATACTGGAGATAAAGGTGATCAAGGCGATGCTGGTGCTACAGGACCAACAGGACCACAAGGATCAACAGGACCTACTGGAGCAAAAGGCGATATAGGACCACAAGGTGTTGCAGGTAATGACGGAGCAAAAGGCGAAGTTGGAACAACTGGGCCACAAGGCGCAACTGGACCAACAGGACCACAAGGCCCAGCAGGTGCTACTGGAGATAAAGGACAGAAAGGAGATACTGGTGCTGATAGTACAGTAGCAGGACCACAAGGACCAGCAGGACCACAAGGAGACAAAGGAGATACTGGTGCTGATAGTACAGTAGCAGGACCACAAGGACCAGCAGGAGCAACAGGACCAACTGGTGCAACTGGACCAGCAGGACCACAAGGAGACAAAGGAGATACTGGTGCTGATAGTACAGTAGCAGGACCAACAGGACCACAAGGAGCCACTGGAGACAAAGGTGCCACAGGACCACAAGGCCCACAGGGTGATGCTGGTAATGATGGTGCAAAAGGACAAAAAGGAGAATTAGGACCTCAAGGTGCTACTGGACCACAAGGTGGACAGGGTACTAAGGGTGAAGTTGGACCACAGGGTTCAGCAGGTGCTACAGGGCCAACAGGGCCGCAGGGTAACGTAGGACCAGTAGGACCAACAGGTAGTAAGGGTGACAAAGGTGAATTAGGTGGCCCAACTGGACCAACAGGTGATAAAGGACAAAAAGGTGATACTGGACCACAGGGTTCAGCAGGTAGTGACGGTAATACAGGTCCAACAGGTCCACAAGGACCTGCAGGTGATAAAGGTGCTAAGGGCGATGCCAGTACAGTAGCCGGTCCAACAGGTCCAGCAGGATCAGATGGATCAGATGGTGCCGCAGGTACTAAAGGTGACAAAGGTGAACCTGGAGCCGGCGGTGGCGGTGGTTCCGTAACACGCGGTAACACATATGAAAGATTAAAATTAAACTACAACACATCAGGTGAATTAGCAAGTATATCAAATGTCACAGCAGGTATTAACGCATTTACAGTTACAAGTGCCGCAGGTGGCGAAATAGAAGTACAATTTACAGGATTTGATTATCCGCCAGTAGCAATTATGGCTCATGGTTACAATTATTCACAAAATAAATATAACTTTAATGCTATCAGTAGTGATTGGACTACAAGAACTGTTGACGGAGGTGGAAGTAGTGGATCACCAACTGCTTTTGGTAGTTTCTCAAGTGTTGCTAATGTAGACTTAAAAGTATCAGAAGGTATTACAGGAGCAAGTAGATCGTTTGGAACAAGCACCCATGCTTGGATAACGTTTGTGATGGCGGAGTAATACTATGTCTTATAAGACTAGTCAAATAGAACTCAATGTACCAAATAAAGTTTTAGGTGTAAGTGTAAGTAGCATTACAGGTAAAAAGCAATGGGCACACGCAAATGGCTCAGCAGATAGATGGTACTCAGGTGGATCATCACCAAAATTTTATCAATGGACTATTGTGTTTTCAGTTACATCTCAAGCACATGGTTCTCACTTAACTAGAAAAGACAGAGAGTTTAACGGACTTGATGTAACAGTTGGTGACTGGATAGCAGGAGCAACCACAGGGCAATGTCTAAAAATTACTTCTGTCTCAAATAAAAGTGCTAGTTCAGTAACTTGTGTTGTTGAAGACGTAGCACGTTATAATACATTTAAAAGTAGTACAGGTACTGGTATATTTGGTACTGGTAGTGCTGTAGTATTCACACTTAATGAAAGTGGGCACCCAATGTTAGATCCACTTCCAAGTGGTATTGTTAGTTCAGACTTTTATGCAAACGTAAACAGTAGATTCCAATACTTAAATCCACAATTAAATTACTTACTAGAAAAAACCGCACATGGTTTTAGTGTAGGTGATGTTATTGCTGTTAGTGATACCGGTTCATTTGTTAAGGCTAATGCCGCTCTTGTTAGTAAGAGTTTTGGTGTTGTAGTTGAAAGCGGACCGGGTCCGGATGCGTTTATGGTTTCGCCTAACAATAGAATTATAGACTTTGTACCAGCAATACCTGGTTCAGCAGGAGATTTTATTTACGCAGATACAGATGGAGATTTAACTACATCTGATACAGGTAAAATAATGTTCTTAAAGATTGCTGATGCTGTAGAAACTAGCACAATTGGTACAGCAATAAACCCAACAATACCAGATGGTACAGTAGTTAAATTTAATGGTGTAAGTCACACATTTAATGGAGCAGGCTTTAGTAGTACATTATCAGAAACTGTAAGTCAAATAAACGGACTTAGTGGTACAAGTATCACAGCAAATACGTCACCAGCACCAACAACTGTGACTTCGAGTGCTAGTGGAACAGCATACGGACTAGTTGGCGGTTATACAACCTTTAGTGCTATTTTTAATGGCGGTAGTGGTAATACAACAGTAAACTTTACTACTAATGCCGCAGGACAAAGTGCATACGGTATTGCAGTTGCTATCCCAGAAGACATGGCAACTGATATTAATGCCGCAAGTATTCCTAATTTAACTGCTACATTTACTAGTAGTGAATTAACACTTACAGAAGCAAACGGTAATGCTATTAACATATATAATAATTCAAATGATGTTAACGGTAATCCATTTGTAGGTAGTAGTAATGTTTCTGGGTTACCTTCTTTTACATCAGCAAGTACAGGTAGCAAACTAAAACTCACAAGAACCGACGGTGGACCAATTGACATCTTTGACAGCACAGGTAATTTTGAAAACAATGCAGGTATATTCAGTGTACACAACGGTATGTTCCCGTTAGCAATGAATGTAGAGCAAGGTATTAGAAGTGCTAGTGTTACAGTTGTTTCAGATATAAGTTCTAGAAACTCACTGTCACCTACAACAGGTGACCAAGCATACGTTATAGATAACGGTGTTGGTGAATGGGCATTGTATTTATGGGATGGTAGTAGTTGGACTAAGGTAAGTGACCAAGATAGTGCTAATACCGACGCACAGACGCTCACATACAACGTAACAGCACCTATAAGTGGGTTTGGTAACAGTCAAAATTATGACTTAGGTAACGTATCACCAGGTGGTAAAATACAAAGTGTTAGTGTAGAAGTACACACAGCATTCACAGGTGGTTCACAAGAGGCCACAATGGAAGTTGGTACCACAGTAGATACAGATTTCTTACATGGTCAAGACGACAATGATCCTGGCTCAGCAGGTGGATACATAACAAATCCAGAGTATGTATGGCCTTCTTCTAATACAGATGAATTAGAAGTAAACTTCAGAATTAATCATTACGGCGCAACAGCCGGTAATGCCACCGTAAAAGTCACATATATTTAATCTATTCTAATACGATTTTTGCCACTTATTCTGGCAGAAAGATAAATACTATTACACAATACATCAGTACACATTATTCCGGAACAATGTAAAAATTGAAAGAGGGAGTTGAATACCCTCAAACACTCCAAGGAGAAAATCAAAATGGCAGATGTAAAGAATTTTGGTCTAAAAGGTATATCCAACGATGTACAACTTGGCAAAGGTGGTGGACGATTTAAGTGGGTAAGTGGTAGCGATAGATACGAATTCACAGGGTCAGATGGTTCAACACTAAAGGCTATTAGAGCCGCCAACGTTGACGTCCAAGGATCATTAAATTCAGACGATATAACATCAAGTAGTGTTACTGTTAACGGTAGCGCCGTCATTACAGGTGACTTAACGGTTAATGGTTCAACCACAACTGTTAGTTCAACTAATACAACAATCAGTGATGCCTTACTAGAATTAGGTACAGGCACAACTGGTACACCTTCAAACGATGTTGGTCTCGTTTTCGAAAGAGGCGACAGCGACAACGTATTTGTTGGTTGGGACGAATCAGCAGATAAAGTAGTATTTGGAACAGGATCTTTCACAGGTTCTTCAACAGGTGCTTTAACTTTTACTGCGGCTGACATGCAGGCGGCTGGAATCACAGGTTCTAGTTTTACTGGTGCCAGTGGTGCGTCAATTACAGCATTCCTAGATGAAGACAATATGGCTTCAGATAGTGCTACTGCTGTACCAACACAACAAAGTGTGAAGGCTTTTGTTGATGGCGAAGTTTCTACTTTAAACAGTACTATTACAACAGCAAACAGTAACATGCTCACGTATGTTAATACTGCAAACACCAATATGAAAGCATACGTCGATGGCTTAGACAGAGACGATGACTTAGCATTTACAGGTGACGACGGCACAGGAAGAACTCTAGACTTAGATAGTGGTACATTAACTATCGCAGGTGGAACTGGTATAACATCAGCCTCCGGCGCAAGTAGTGTAACATTAAACCTAGACAATACAGCCGTTACAGCAGGTGACTATGGTGATGCTTCTAATGTAGCAACTTTTACAGTTGATGCACAAGGTCGTATAACAGCGGCGTCAGAAGTATCAATCGCAACATCATTGACTATCCAGTCAGATGACGCGGCGGATAACGTAGTTGCATTAGCAAGTGATAAGTTAAAATTATTAGGTGGCAGAAACATTACTTCAAGTAACTCAGCAGATGACGTTACTTTTGCAATGGATCAAACATTATCAGATATGACAGCGGCTACATTTAGTGGTCAGGTATCAGCAGGTACATTAACAGATGGAACTGCTTCTATTAGTTCTGGTAGTGCTACTGGATTAGTAAATGTCACAGCATCAGGAATTGTATCATTTGGTACATTAACTGACAGTGGTGAAAGCATTGCAATCACTAAGTTTGTTGACGAAGCAGATGGAATTGGCAGTAACGATAACGATACTACTATTCCAACTTCAGCGGCAGTTGTTGACTATGTAGAAAATAACGGTGGCGATGGCCTTACATTAAGAGCAAGTTTCACAGCAAACAGCAGTGATGCTACTTTTAATATTGGTACAGTACCTAACGTTGCAGGAAGAACTTATTACGCAAGTAGAGTTATTCTAAATGTTACTACATTATTAGCAGGTGGCTCAGTAGACGGTATGTTAGTTAAAGACAACGCAGGTGCAGGTAATGTACTAGCGGCGGCTACAACTAACGACATTGCAGTTGGAACTTATGTTGTTGACTTACCTTTTGCAAGTTCGCTAACTAAAAATGCGGCAGTACAGGTTGAGTTCGTTCAAAGTGACGGATCAACAAGTGCTACACCAACTGGTGGTGTTGTAACAGGTGTTGTTGAATACAAATATGTATAATATCATTTGAATAGTTTAGGCTAATCAAAAACAACTTAGAAAAGCGACTTCGGTCGCTTTTCTTTTGACTTGACACAGAGGATAAAAGAATGTATAATACATGTATGAAAAATAAAATTATATTGACAGATTGCGATGGCGTAGTATTGGACTGGGAGTTTGCATTCCATAATTGGATGGAACACAGAGGACACTTTCCAGTAGAAAATCACAGGTTACATTACAGCATTAGAGAAAAGTTTGATCTAAGAAACGACTCTACTGGTGATCAAGTAATCAAAAACTTTAATGAAAGTGCGGCAATAGGATTCCTTCCTCCACTTCGTGATGCTCAATACTTTGTTAAGAAGTTACACGAGCAACATCAATATCAATTTGTAGCAATTACAAGTTTGAGTTTAGACCCTTATGCACAAGAACTTAGAACTAAGAACTTGAATAAACTGTTTGGCGACGACTGTTTTAAAGAAGTTATCTGTTTAGATACAGGTGCAGACAAGGATGAAATATTACTAGAGTTTGGTAAAAAATACCCAGGAGCATACTGGATAGAAGACAAACCACAGAATGTTGACTGGGGCATAGATGCTGGTCTAAAAGGTATCTTAGTTGAACATGGACACAATATGCATTACAAAGGTGATGCAAGTGTATGTAAAACTTGGGAAGAAATTTACAATTTAATTGTAAAAACCGGTTGACCTCGACCCTAGAATTTGCTATAATATATACATAATTTAGCAAAAACAGACGGTAGGAGGTCTTTATGCAAAACTTAAATACAACAAATCAAAGCAAAGATAAAATTACAGCACCACTAGGTTACTGGATTAGTTCGCTTACTTTGATTGACAAGGCATTGCCTAGTTACAATATCCAACTTACTGGATTAGAAAGCATGTGGTACAATCACGAAGAAAACATTGATCACCCAGAAGGTAGCGAATACCCAACTGGTATCAATACTGCTCACAGAAATGTGATGGTAAAAAGAGTATGTGATAGTGTTTATACTAGAACAGGCATTAACCCTGCAGATTACTCAAATGTTATTCATGCAAGTAAATCACCTGCTAGAAACAAAGACGGCAGTATTAGAGATGATGTTGTTGAAGGTAGATATGTTTTGAGGAATGTGTAATATGAATGTTGCTAAAGCAAAATCAGGCAAGTGGTTTGAAGATCAGTATAGTTTAACTGATCTTCTTTCTTTGTCAGTAGCCGTAAACAGAGTAAATGGTGGTTATATCAAAAAGGATGCCAACATCGAAGAAGATGATAATGGTTATCAAAAGCAACTACCTAACCTTTTCATTATCAATAACCACTTAGGTATTGAAAAATTCAAAACATCTAGTATTAATAAAACACTAGATACATATTATAATGATATCTCAGTTATCGAAAGCGATAGTGAAAATGTTGATCACATGGTTAAGTATTTCAAAGGACTTAGTCTTAAAGCAATCAAACGTGATATCAGTGACTTTGAAAAATCAATCTTAGGTCTTATCAATAAGGAATTTGTGCAATACAAAGATATTGGTATTATTGCAAGTTTACCTAGTGTTTATGAAAATGGTCAAAAGCAACGTGCATTTAATAAAATGGAAAAAGAACTTGCACAACATAGTCAATATGTTGGTACACTAAATGAACGTGAAACATTTAATCTTGAAATCCTTCATAAGAAATTTATATGGAGAAGTAACAGTTATTTGTATGTTGCCAAAGAAGGTGATTACAACATTGTAAAATTCTTTTCACATAAATCTAATGCTGATGTTGGTGATATAGTTTCACTCACAGCATTCGTTAAAGATCACACTATTGGTAAAATGTCACGTGGGTGTGAAACTTACTTGAATAGAGTTAAGTTTTCTGAAGAGTAGCAATTAAATAAACCATAACCCTTTGCATAGTGTCTGGCTCTAAAGTAAGGTCCGGACAACTATGCCAACCTTTACTGCTTCTTGGTAATATGTATGCCCTATTAGGAACATAAGGCATTTGGTGACCCATTCGTACTAATTTACTATCTTCGCCAAAAGTAGGATCTAATCCTTCGTCAATCGCTTGATCATAAGCACAATCAACTTCCCAAAACATAGTACCTGTGTGTGCAAATTCATCAGTATCTGCTAATGAATGCTGAACTGTATAGTAGTATGAAGGGTGGTCTACGTGAACATCATGTACAGAATTTTTGTTTGTGTCCATCCACATAAACGGTTGATTGATATTTACTTTACTTGACATATTCATTACATTACCTATTGCATCTAAAACCTCTTGGTTTCTGTACACATATTCAGTGGCTATTTGTAATGCTTCTTGTGACTCATCTGGTCCTATATGATACCCATGTCTGCCTGGTAATTCTTCATTTTGCCATTGATTCCATGGTATGCAGTTTTGTACCTGTGCGTACAAATCAGGATGCATAAAGTTTTCTACATCCATTACATGTAGTTTGTCAGTTTCGATTGGTGATGTATCTAGTATTCTATCTACCGTCCATTTAGTGTATTCTGTACTCATACATATATTTATAAAAAAGATAAATATAGTTAAGTCCTAATAGGATTTGACTACATGTTTACATGTAGACTAGCAGAATGCTAGACAAGTACATATTGGAGAGTAGTAACGAATGGCAATCATAATGAATGCCAAAGGTACCTCGCAAAGCAGTTTTAGAATAGGCAAACGCGGTTCTAGACTGTACGGGACATCTGACGCACCCAGTGACGTTGATAATATCTCGACAGGTGATCTTTGGTTCGATTCAAGCAATACACTAATAAAAATTGCAACGGTAAGTGACGGTTCTGTAGCATGGAGCAAACTAACTGTAGGCGATGCTGATACACTAGATGGTATCAATAGTACAAGTTTTGCCAGAGTCGATACAGATAATACGTTTGCAAATGATGTTACCATAACAGGTAATTTAATTGTAAACGGTACTCAATCTATAATCAATACAGAAACTCTCAATATTGCTGACAATGAAATAGTTTTAAACAGCGACCTTCCTTCCAACCAACCCGCAACTGCAAACGCAGGAATATTAGTAAACAGAGGTAACGAAAGTAATGTGTACCTTCGTTGGGACGAAGATGAAGGCGAATGGACTGTTAATGGTCAAACATTTAGTGCTGGTGCTTTTGTTGGTAACCTAAGTGGTAATGTAACAGGAAGTATAGCACCCAATGGAGCACCTAACGTTGTTAGAGCAAACACACTAATTGTAAACGGCTCTTACACTATGCCAACATCAGATGGGACTGCTGGACAGTTTTTACAAACTGATGGAAGTGGTGGCATAACATTCTCAAGTGAATTTACAGATTTAAGCATCACAGGAACAGCAACATACAATACTGTTGAGTTCCAAAATTCAAACATAATGAAGTTTAACCAGAGATACACTGGTGCTTCAAATGGTAGTTACTTTAGTAACGGTGAATATCAAAAAGTAGTAACAATTATACCAAGTGGCGCCAGCCAAAACTATCAAGTGGTTGGTCGTATGACGGCTCAAAATGCTGGTGAAACTCACACAGTTTATTTTAATGCCGCATTGAGAAGTAACACATTACCAGACCTTGACTGGACTATAACCTATGATGAAGAATACAATGGTGGTAGATATCTAGATCCTCAACTGTGGACCAAAGAAACAACCACAGCAGGATTTATTTTTGCATTCAAAACATTAGGCACAATTTATGGGTCTGTTACAATTGATATGGAAGTTATTCCAAGAGCCAGTTCACAAAAAGACAATGTAACTGTGAACACAGTTGTAAACAGTGAGCAATCCAGTGTTGATGCAGGATATACTGCTAATGATATGGTATTGGTCACAAGAAAACAAGGAACCACATTCAGTGTAAAAGATGTAAGCATAACAGGTAATATTGTTCCCACAGCAAACGAAGTTTACGATTTAGGAACCAGTTCAAACAGATTTAAAGATTTATATCTAAGTGGTAGTACTATCAATTTAGGCACAACAGCAATCAGTATTAACAGTGATGACGAAGTTGATTTTACTGATTCTGCAAACAGCAGTATTAAAAGAAAACTTGTTGTAGACGAAATACATTTGGGTGACGGTGACGATGCAGTTGTCCTCAAAAAAGGTTCTGACGGAAGATTCCAGTCCAAAACACAAAACAGAAGTTCAAAAGCAGAAAGTACCAACAAAGTTGATTTAGATGATAACAATTCAGATGATTTAAGTGAAGGTTCAACAAATTTATACTTTACAAATGCAAGAGCAGATGCTAGAGTTACTTCTGTATTAGCAACACAAGATTCAGATGATATCAAAGAAGGTTCTACAAACCTTTACTTTACAGATGCAAGAGCAAATAGTGCCATAGATGCGAAACTTACTGGCAATTTAACATTCGGTGAAGTTGATGCAAGTATTGTATCATCGCCTATATTTGAAACAGTAAGCGATTACGGATTGATTACTAGTTCAACAACAAACACAATCGACTACGGTTTATTAACTGATACCGTTGTAGCATTAGTAAATAGTGATTACGGTGTAGTTGAAACAAGTGGAGGACCAGTTGAGTTTCCACGATATGCAGTACTATCAGTACCTGATGCATCTGCATACATTGGGCATATGATTTATGTAACCAATGACACAGGGGGTCCAGTAATGGCATTTAGTGATGGCACTAACTGGAGAAGAGTAACAGACAGAGCAGTCATAAGTTAGTAGGAGAACATAAATGGCAGACGAAAGTAATACAGCAATACACCATCCGGCTGATACAAATGGAGATGGAAAGGTTTCAAAAGCAGAAGAGCAAATGTACCTAGAGTTCAAAAGAAAAGAACTTGAAGACTTAGATGCAATGAGAGATGCTCAACGTAGCATGGCTTGGTTTGCACTAAGTGGTATGTTGTTATATCCTTTTGCAGTAGTAATAGCAGTATTGGCTGGCTTAAATCAAGCAAGTGAAATACTAGGTGACATGGCCGCTACATACTTTGTAGCAGTAGCAGGTATTGTTGCCGCCTTCTTTGGTGCTCAAGCATTTAGTAAAGGTAAGTAATTACTATGGTAGATAAGGTAAGAAAACATTTTGTAAGAATAGTCGTAGAGGATGAAATATCACGTGATGATATTGTAGACTTCTTTGACATAGTACAAAGTGTTGTTCCAACCAAAGTATTTTCATCATTTGATGGCAGTGGCAACAAAGTAAAAGCAGAAGTAGTCCACTATGAATCAGATGATGTACAAGTATACGAAGTATTAACTGAAGATGATATTAGTGCTGAAGAAGGTACACAAATTGCAGAAATACTTGCAGAAGAATTAGATGTGGTCGATTGGGACTTTGAGGCCAGTACTGAATATTAGTACTTGACCACAATCTACTTTTTTAGTATAATACTTAGATAATTAATTACATACACACAGGATTAATATGGCGTTCAATAAAACATTCAATCAAGAAGAAGTCGCAAGACTTAAAAAACTAGTTCAGGAAGGAGACCAAGTCCTTTATGAAGTAGAATCACTCCAAGTAGGTTTAAGAGAAACTGTTAAAGCAATAGCAGAAGAAATGGACATTAAACCTGCAATCCTTATGAAAGCAGTTAAAGTTGCTCATAAGGCATCATTTACCGATGAAACAGATAAGTTTGATGCACTAGAAACTATTCTAGCCGCAGTTGGTAAAGATCACTTATAAAACAGGACCAATAAACTAAAAACAGGTTGACAATATAGATCTATCTGTTATACTACTAATATGAGTCTGACTATAGAAAAGGTATATTTATTTGACATGCAATGGACAGATGATGCTGACTATGAGCACATCTTTGAAGATAGGTTGCATGACACAATGATTCCTTTCTTTGCATTTGGTGAAGAAGCAACCTTTTCTAAAGAAGTAGACTTTGAAAGCAGTTATAAACCAGTTGCAAAAGTATATGCAAAGTTTATAACAGAGGCAAGCAAATATAAATTTATGTTAAAATATTCGGACAAATTAAATGAGTTACGTTGACGCAGTTTTTGAACAGAACAAAGGCATAGTAAGAGTCGTTGAACGTACTAAAGAGGGCGAACGCAAGATCATTGATCACCCTATGCGGTACTACTTTTATGTAGATGATCCTAAAGGCAAACAGCATAGTGTATTCGGTGACCCAGTTAGCAAGATTACAGCAAACAACTGGAAAGACTTTAAACGCAATGTAGCACTATATCAAAACAAACAAACATACGAAAGCGACCTAAAGCCTGTAAACAGAGTGTTAGCAGATCATTACTTGGGCATGGATGCACCAGACTTACACAAATGCTTTTTTGATATTGAGGTAGACTTTGACCCTGAAAGAGGTTATAGTTCTCCTGAAGATGCATTTATGCCTATCACTAGTATCAGTGTTTACTTAGACTGGATGGATAAAATAGTATGTTTAGCAGTTCCACCTAAAACACTTAATTGGGAACAAGCACAAAAGATTGCAGATAATGTAGGCGACACTATCTTATTTGGTAATGAAAAAGCAATGCTAGATGCTTTCCTTAGTCTTATAGATGATGCAGACATACTAAGTGGCTGGAACAGTGAAGGTTATGATATTCCTTATACCGTAAACAGAATTATCAAAGTACTAGGTAAAAGCGAAACAAGGCGTCTGTGTTTACTTGATAAGAATATTGTTAAAAGAGAATATGTTAATCATGGTAGAGAAACACAAACATATGACTTAGTAGGTCGTGTACACTTAGACTATATGCAACTGTACAGAAAGTATAACTATGAAGAACGCCATAGTTATAGACTAGACTACATTGGCGAAATGGAAGTAGGTGAAAAGAAAGTTGTGTATGATGGTAGTTTAGACAGACTATACAATCACGACTTTGAACTGTTCTTAGAGTATAACATACAAGACACAATGCTACTTAAGAAACTAGATGACAAGTTGCAGTTTATAAGTCTTGCCAGTGAGATTGCACATCAAAATACAGTATTACTTCCAGTAACAATGGGTGCGGTACAGACTATTGACCAAGCAATAGTCAATGAAGCACACAGACGTGGCATGGTTGTTCCTGATAGAAATAGAACTAAAGATTCAGATAACCCTTGGGGGCATACAGTAGCAGGTGCCTATGTGGCATTTCCTAAGAAAGGTATGCATGAATGGGTAGGATCAATGGACATAAACAGTCTGTATCCAAGTGTGATTAGAGCATTGAATATGGCTCCTGAAACTATTGTAGGACAACTTAGGCAAGAATACACTAACGCAGAAATCAAACAAAAAATGCAATTAGAGAAAAAATCATTTGCAGATGCTTGGGCAGGTAAATTTGGCACTAATGAATACGAAATGGTTATGGCAAAAGATGTAGACAAGCCACTAATATTAGACTTAGAAGACAAAAGAGAAGTTAGTGTAAAAGGTGCTGATGTGTATAACATGCTGTTTAACAGTGAAGAACCTTGGTGCATTAGTGCAAATGGTACTATATATAGAACAGATGTGCAAGGTATTATCCCAGGCCTATTAGAGAAATGGTACTCAGAAAGACAAGAACTACAAGCAAAAAAGAAAGCCGCAACAGATCCAGAAGAGATTGCATTCTGGGATAAGAGACAGTTAGTTAGAAAGATTTTACTTAACAGTACATATGGTGCTATTTGTAATCCAGGCAGTAGGTTCTTTGACCATAGGATAGGACAAAGTACAACATTAACTGGCAGAGCAATTACTAGACACATGGGAGCAGAAACAAACAAAATGCTGACTGGTGAATATGATCACACTGGCGACACTATTGTTTATGGTGATACTGACTCTGTGTATTTTAGTGCTCATGAAATAAGCAAAAAACAAAACATTGAATTAGATATGGATAGTGCTATTGCATTGTATGATAATATTTCAGATACAGTAAGTGCCTCTTTTCCAGGTTTTGCAAATAAGGCCTTTAATATATCAATCAGTCAAGGTAACATACTTAAAGCAGGTAGAGAAGTTGTTGGTAGAGCAGGTATCTTTATTACTAAGAAAAGATATGCTATCAATGTACTAGACTTAGAAGGTTGGCAACCAGAAGGTGGCAAACTAAAAGTTATGGGGTTAGATCTCAAGAGGTCAGACACACCTGAGTTTGTACAAGATTTCCTAAGTGATATATTAGGACAAACACTAAACGGCGACGGCGAAACAAAGGTACTTGCAAGTGTTAGGGAGTTTAAGAAAGAGTTTAAAGCAATGGAACCTTGGAAGAAAGGTATGCCCAAAAGGGTAAACAACTTAACATATTACACAGAAACATACAATAAAGCATTCAGTATGAATAAGAGTGCCAGTCTATACAAGTTAGAAAAACTCAAAGACGAAAAGAAAGTAATGATTCCTGGACATGTAAGAGCAAGTATTAATTGGAATAACATGCTAAAAGCAAATAGTGATCAATACAGTATGCAAATAACAGACGGTATGAAAGTTATTGTGTGTAGGTTAAAAAGCAATGCTATGGGATATACTAGTATTGCATATCCTACAGACGAAATGCATATACCAGATTGGTTTAAACAACTGCCTTTTGATGAGGATTCAATGGAAGAAGCAGTAGTTGATAAGAAAGTAGAAAACTTATTGAATGTACTTAAATGGGATTTGTCAGCAACAGATACCAGCAATACATTCCATAGTTTATTTAATTTTAATGATTAACTTGGTCGTTAGGTATCAAACGGCCAGGATTTATAAACTTTTTAGGTGTAAAGGCCTAAATAATAACTTTAATGTAAGAGGTGACAACATATGATAAAAGATATATTTAAAGACATTCTAAGGCACACCCACGCCTTAGGCTTTATTGAACAGGTTAAAATTAGTGGTACTGCTGAAAGTACAACTATAGAGGCCATGGATGCAGACAAAACTGTTATCCTGCAAGGTAAACTACACAATCCTGTAGCAGACTTTGTAGACCAAACAGTAGGTCTTAGTAGAATGAGTGTACTAGATGGATACTTAAAGTTTCCAGGATTTGTAGATGAAGGTTCTACTGTAAATGTAGAAACACAAAGCAGGAATGGAGACGATATTCCTGTACAGATTAGTTTCACAAGTGCAGAAGGACACACAGGTAGTTATAGATTTATGTTAGCAGATGTTATTAATCAGCAACTAAAATCTGTTACAATGAAAGAGATACCATGGGACGTTACTATTACACCGTCACAGAAGAACTTAAAAGACTTAGGTTACTTCAATGGTGTGTTAGGTGGCTTTGAACCAGTGTTTTCTCCAAGTACAGAAGATGGTGCTTTATATTTTAGCATTGGTGAAGGTGCCGGTGATAAAGGTAAACTTCCTATTAATAATAATGTTGAAGGCGAACTGTCTGGCAACTGGAAATGGGAAATAGACAAAGCATTAAGTATTCTAAGACTAAGCGATAGTGCAAATTGTACTGTTAGTTTTGCTAACGCAGGTGCAATGCAAATTGTGATTGACAGTGGCTTAGGCGAATACAAATACATATTACCTGCTAAGAGTTAAACATGACAGAAGATTTAGGAAAGAAGCACCAGGATTGGGCAGTTTACCTGCCCGCCATTAGTGGGTTCTATGTAACGCAATTACAGAAAATGGATGCTAATCCAAGTGAATGGAGATGCCCTGAAGGCTTTGAAAAAGGCACACAAGGTATGAACTTCCTTGATCCTGAGAACAGTTATTATCATTACCCATGGGGTCTTTACTCAGGTGGACATGCTCACTTAGATCCTGTTAAAAGCGATGAACGTGAGCCAATGATACAAGGTAGAGATCGTAGTAAAACTATGATACTAGGAGACTCAGGTGGTTTCCAACTTGCCACAGGTGTTATTAAAATGGACTGGAGCAAT